CGCCCTTCTTCGAGACTTTGCCTTCAATCTGCTTAGCAAATGCGAGTGCCTGTTCTGGGTACTCTTGTCCTTCTGGAATTTCTGCTGCTTGAATTGCGTTTACGGCTGGAAACTCCAAGGAGCGTCCTTTTCCTAGTCGCACTGTTGATAACAATGGAGTCACGAGTAACTGTGGCTCTGCTGCTTCTCTAAGTGTACGAGAGATGACCTTAGGAAAAAGTGCTGCTGCATCTGGTGATGCAAAAGCCTCTTTGATGGTCACTCTATTGTTTTCGTCGATGTGCCCATCCTCGGTTAATACAGTCTCCCATGCTGGGAGACCCGAGAGGAGCTCTTGGATTGTCTTACTCATCTTAGGATCTTTCCTCCTGCTATTGTTTCTTAAAGTGTGAGGTTGACGCGGAATGCACCAACCACATTTGTAACGTCCAAGTTAGAACGTATACCCAGTTTACCTGAGAATGAACCCGAGCGTGTGAGCTCGTATACAGTCTTCAAAGCACCTGGGTCTGACGGCAATTGCATGTAGGAAAGCAGACCATCATCAAAGTTGGTTGCAAACTTTTCTACCTCAATAACCTTACCAACCTGGAGGTAAGAATAAACGTCAGTCGAATCTAAGAAATCCGCTGCCGCTGCCTTAACTGGACGTCCCATGCTATCCGATCTTACGAGCGAACCAACAGTTACGTCAGCGTTCAATCCACTAACCATTGGGTACTCTACGTAACCATGGGTAATGAAACCTGCACCTTGTGATGTACCCTTATCGAATGGACGATAGAGGTCATACTGTGCGACACCAATTGGAATAGAGCGAGCAGGCACAGTTACTGTGTCAGTTGCGCCCGATGAATAGTTTGGCGTTGCGCCATTCATTGGATCCCAGGTTGAAGGCATATTGTCTCCATAAGCCTTGCCTGATGATGTACCGTTTGCAGGAACAACGCGTGCGTCGCCATTGCTGTCAGCAATTACCGAAAGGATTGTTCCCTTGGTGATTACTACTTCAAAACGATCATCTTCTGAATCTGCGTACCAAGTTGGAAGACCTGGGTGTGTGAGCAAGTAGGCTGCAGGTGCGATACCCTGCGAAACTACAAAGCGACCAGCACCGGTTTTGGTGCCAACTTTACGAAATTTTGCTAAACTCATTTAAGTATCTCCTTAAGATATTATTTTTTTTAAAGTTTACGACGGCCCATAAGAGCATCTACAAAGATATCTTCAAATGGTGTTGCTTCTACTGTTTCTTTTTCTTGATCTTTTCCATCGAGAGTTATGACACCTGTCTCATTCTCGCTAGCTTCGATTTCAGAATTGATCTCTGGCATAGCTGCTTTGGCCTTTTTGGCTGCTGGCATACCTGCAAGATCTCTTAAAGAATCAGCTAAAGAAGAAGCTGTACGCTTAACGTGATCAGCTACTAATGTTTCTCTAGCATCGTATGATTCAATACCAATTGTAATCTTTGCATCAACAACTCTTTCTGCAAGAGTTCTATGTAATGCACTTCTAAGCTTCTGGTTTTCTTCTTCAAGAGCCTGAAGTTTATTGACTGAATCATCCGCATTTTGCTCAGGGGCAACTGTTTCGCCAGTGAGCTCTGCTTCTGTTCCTTCAGTCTCTTTATTTTCTTCAGAAATTTCAGCTTTAACAGAATCAACAACTACTTTATCCTGTTCTTCTGTTGCTACTGCAACTTCTGTAGATTCTTCTTCTGCGGCTGGTGCTGCAGAAACGATCTGTGCTTCAAGTTCGATTATGCGAGCCTTAGCTTTTGCTAATTCGTCATCCGACTCAACTGCGACTTCTTCTTCAAGAGGCTTTACTTCTTCTACTTCAACTTTTGCTGATTCATTCGTTTCATCAGCTACTTCTTCTGCTGACTCCTCTTCCTTAGAGGCGCTTGCCAATGTTGAAAGGTCTTCGCTAAGCTCTTGGGCGACGGCGAGGATGTCTTCGTTTACTGCAACATCATCCATTTTAAGATTCTCCTCATATTTTTTCTCAATAGAGTCTTCATTAGATAGTAATGAAGCCTGCTCGTTAATTACATTTTCACTCTCTTGGACAGCCATCGCACTAAGGAATGCTCCTTTAAGATGCAGGTAAACTGGTCTTGATTCTTTTTTCTTCATATTCTTAAACATTGATTCATTTTCATTTATTGAAACAATATCTTCATTATCCATGTGTAGGATAAAAGCTGAACTTCTAGCCACCCAATTCTCTGAGTCAGCGACCGGTGCCTTGCCCTCTACAGGCTTAGAACCTCTTACGCCAGATCTTTGGTCTGCTGGCTGGTTAACAAAAGAGTATTCCTTAAAAGAAATGTCTTGCATATCAACAAAAGCCATTTTACCCTTATATACTTTGCCTCTTTTAAACCTAGCAACGTTTGGCTTGCCGCTTGCATCTTCTGAAGCCAGATCATCGCCAGATATTGAACAAACAGCTTTGCCGGCTCTTCCGCCGACGGAACCGGTCATGTATCTTTTATCAGCTATCTTCTGTGCGGCAACTGGGTCAGTCACGGCAATCTGCAAACGAACGAAAGAAGAACCATCTTCTTCTTTGTCCATTCTTGCAGCCATAACACGGCCAATTGGCTCAGAGTTTAAATCGTGATTAAGAATGATTGGCTTAGGATACGGCTCAACCCAAGACTGGAGAGCCTTTTCTAATTCTATTGCTGAGTAGTTATTGTAGTTTGCTGTCAATCCGCTCATGTATAGCGGCGACTTCGATTATTAGCCCTTGCTTACTATCAAATGATTCCATAAAATTATAATTAGAGTCGGCAAACTTGGGCATCTCTATCGTGAAGTTTTCTACAAAATCAAAAGCCATTATTTGTTCCTTTATTACTGATCAGCTATATAGTAAATTTGTTTTTATAAGATTAAACAATCTTATATAAATATATCATACTTTATCGAACTTGATTAGTTCTAATATTACCCCTATTGTCGCCGTTTGTCAAATAATGCTGATACATATCTTTAGACATAAGATGTGGGGCATAGATGTACGATGCGCTATATAATTTAAAACCTTTTTCTGTAGCGTTTTTTGCCCAGCCAAGATCTTCGCCTTGTTTATGAAACTGATAATCCACATTATTATAAACATCTTTAGACATCATTTTTGCAGCCATAATAACATCTGATTGGAAATAATCCCCTAAAGGATATTTTTCCTTTCTATAAGCTACACTGTGATCTTCGTCTTTCCAACTCATCACACTAGGAAATCTTGAATCCACAGGCGTCATAAACATCAAAGGCGAAACTGCGTCTGCGCCATCTTTAATATGAGCTATTAATAACTCTATCGTATTAGGATTTTGTAACAAAATATCAGAGTCTAAACTTAGATAATAATCTGGCTGATATTCTCTTACTCTTTGAAGTATTGAATTCCTTAAAGACACCATGTTATGATACTTGGACATAGTCCACTGTCTTCCATTGTTCTCGTGTTCAAAATGAGGTATATCTTTTCTCTCATTAATCTCAAAAGTTTGGAATCTTTTATCTAATCTTTTCCAAGTTATTAAAGAGTTAGTAGTTTCAAAATCATCAGGTGATGTTTCAAAAATTAAACCAACATCTTTCATATCAATGGATTGATTGATAATACATCTAATCCATTCCGGAAGAATCCAATCTCTTTTATAAATTGGACAGCCAATTATTAATTTCATTTTTCTTCAGTTTGTACTTTTTCTTCTTTTAGCTCAGCTTTTTTTGCTGCTGGTTTTTTTTCTTCTTCAACCTTTGGTTCTACAACTTCTTCGGTAACCGAATCATCTTCTGTTTCAATAAGAAGATCAAACGCTTCCATAAAAGTATCAATTATTTCTGTTAGAACCTTCAAAGCAAGTTGTTGCTGATTATTAGCAACTGCCTTCTTGAAACCTTGAACAGCGTCTTCTTCTAGCAAGAATTGCTTGCTAATCTCTGAATTAATTATTAAGCCCATCATCATCCTTTGGAATATTTGACATTAAGTCATCTGCGTCTATAACAGTATACTCTTTTTCCAAAAGATTTTCAACTACTGACAACCAAGATAAATCATCTGCTCTTCTAATGTTTGGAGATGTTCTTGTGCCTTGTTGGTTTGTTGGTCTAATAATATTCCCTGGTCCCTTTGTTTTGTTGGGCATGTTAGTAGACTTAGGCTGCTTTGGTGCCGCTATTTTTGTATTGCCACCGCTTGGTGAAGTTTTAGTTGTTGCACCCTGCTCAGGGGCTGTAGCAGCCTGGACATCGGCCTGGTGAGTTGCTATGTCCATTTGAATTCTTGCCTGTATAGCTCCAAATAATTCTGATTCATCAATTTCTGGATCAAGGCCTAATTCTTTTCTAGTTTCAGACAAAGAAATAATAGAGTTCGTATACTTCTGTATTACGTGAGTTTCTTTTTTAACTTGAGTATCTACGTCAATTTCATTAAACTTAAAGTAACAACGGTCTGATACATCACTCTCAATTGGGTTCTTAATTGGATCAAAACCACCCTCAAACAATAGTTCGTTAAAAATATTAACTCTAACAATTTCAGCAAATTGTTTTTGGTACTGTTTGATCTTGTCATAAAGAGCTACATCTAATCTGTCTGTTACTGATCTATTTCCACCATTCATCATCATGCCAAGATGGTGAGGTGCTAGACCTAAGCCAACAGCAACTCTTTCCTTGAAGTGCTCAAGATACTTTGAGGCATCAAGTAGCTGATTGCCCGATGCAACAACATCAATGTCATGTCTAAACGGAAGTATCAAACCACCTTCGGTTCTAAGGTTTTCAATTTCTGCTGCAGCACGCGATATCTCTTCTGGCTCCGCTGGTTGTTCAGCTGTACCAATCTTGTATTTATACAGAGGAAACAATTCTCTGTGGACAAGATTTTGAATATCTTCTTCTAATTGTCTTAAGGCAATTACGTCATCCAAAACGTTTACTAGAAATGGCGTACCAAAAGCTCTGCCGGCTTTTTTGTCAAAATTTAAATGGATAACTCTATCTGCTGCCCAAACTGGCGTCTTAGCGGAAGGCGAATACGTTAAAGGATCAGTTCTTTGTTCATATGACTTAGGTCTGTTAAATTTATCTCTAAGAATTCTGACTTGTTCTGTTGGGATTAAATAATATCCTATTATGGTTTGCTCAGCTGAAACTGGAGTTAACTTATCTGGAAAATATTCGGAAATATCTCCTCTAGCTTTAACCACGAAACAGTTAGCGTACTTGAAAAGTTGATCGGAAACTTCTATCAAGAAATCCAAGAATGGTCTCTTCATGGTCATTTCTAAAAAGTCTATTCTTTGATATAGATAAGCTACTGCTTCAGGGTTTTCGCCAACTATCTTCCAATTTTCTTTCCAGAATAAATCTTTATATTTATTCATTGCTTGACGGATATACGAGTCGGTATCTACCGCCTGCATAATTCTGTCAAAGTCGTATGGCGATGGCTCAAATGTTGCTCTAGTATTATACCAGTAAACTGAACCATGGTAACCAAGGGCAAGCGATGCCACTCTCATGACCTTACCCAAAGTACCTACGTCTTCAGGCTCTATAGTTTTTGCTACAAAGTTACCACTGTTAAAGTCGTCTATCTGACGAAATGGTAAATAGTCTAATAGTGGCATTTAGGGCTCCCGTATAAATCTAATAGAATAGTACTTATTAGATTATATTTTTATAAGTTAGTTACCTTGCTCAAGGCCAGCTTTATTAAAAGCATTCTTAATAATAAGGTCTTTTACTGCCTCAAGCCAAAAAACGGTCTCAGCTTCAGCGAAATCGCTTCTATATGAAAGATTTTGCTCACTAATCTTAATCTCTACAGAAAAATCTTTTTTTTCTTCAGTTACTTCTGTTGGTTCTGTTGCGTCACTCATTTTAAATTTGTCCTTTTAATCGTTGAATAATATTTGCTTGTTGTTTAATTGTTGCTTCTTTTATAACTAATTCTGTCATTAAATTACTAAGCTTTTCTTGGAAAACAGCTATAATTAAATTAACGTCTAAATTAGAATCATTAATATCTGATTCAGGAATTCCCATTACACCAGTTTCTTGTTTGCTTATTTTAGACATCTGATAATTATACCACCATTTTACTTAAGACCCAAATTCTGTAGATCATGAATGCCTATGAAGTAAATATTCTTCATAAGAAAGCACTTTGTCGCCTACCGCATAGAGCATATATTTTTCCATTTCTATATCTACTCTTTTCTTTTCCATCTCAGCCCATTTTGATGCCCCATAAGTTTTTTGATTTTCTAGCCATTCTTTACTTCCATCATAATCGTAAATCATAAAATTTCTAACCATAAATTTATCTCCATTTTTAATGGTTTTTACACCATGATAATAAGGTGCACCAGAAGGGAAAACTAGAATATCGCCAGCTTTTGGTTTGTGATTAATCGAATCACCATTTATGTAAAAAGAAATATCACCACCATCATAATTGTCATTTATATAAGCTGTACATGTTAAGAAAAATTTTTGACCAGGAGTATCTTTTTCGCAAATAATATAATCGGTATGATACTGCATTGTTAAGTTATTTTTTATAGATTCAAGATTTCTACCATATTTACAAAAAGATGAATTTGTCAATCTAGTATTGTACGGCAGTTCGACGTTAAATCTTTTTATGTAATCTTTAGTTGCAATACTGGATGCTTCAGCTAATCTATCCACAAGGTACTTCTCGTCTTTGTGCATCTGCACATTTTCCTCAGCGGGACTAAAAGTCGTATATTTTTGACTAGAATATATACCAAAAACAGACCATTTATCCCAGGTATTTAAATAAAATTTACCTTGAGAATCATCTGAAGATTTTTTCATGGTTTCATGCAAAATATCAGAATCCGATAGCAACCCTCTATATAAAACAACTTTTGGATATATTTCAACAGAAAAAAAATTAATACCAGGCTTTTGTTGTTCTTGGTCGTTTATTTCAGGCATTCTGCCAGTATATCATGAGTTTAGTCTAGACTCAAGTTCGTTAACTTTTGTAGATAGCTCTTGAATAGCTTTTACTAAAAGAGGAATTATTTCAATTGTATTCCACATAGCTGGATTCCAAGCATCTATGTCAAAAATTCCACCTTCTTCATCCCATGGTAATTCGTGTGATGGTGGTTGAAAGGTCACCAGTTCGGGTTGCGCTTCAAGAACTTCTTCCACTATAAAACCATAAGATCTATTTAGGCTCATAAGATCTTTAGCTTGATCGGTCCATGGTTCATTCGTAACCGGATCTATTTCTCCCATTTTCCAACTAAAAATTCTTGGTCTTAAATTATTAACCACAGAAAGACCATTTGGAATATCTTCTATATTTTCTTTAAATTCTCTCAAAGAAGTAAATCTAACTATTCTTTCAACACCTTGTCCACCAAGTGATTGAGCATAAAGTGGTCCGACTCCACTACCCGCTGTTGGAAAACTGCCTTGGGCTCTATAGGAATAATTGTTTTCTACCGTGATATTTAAGCAGTCGATTGTTGATCCTGAAATAGCCCCGCCAAAAGTGCCGGTAGAACCTGAAATATCACCGTTTACAGAAAGCGTTGCCCCGTTCCAGGAAATCGATCCAGAACCAAGGCTAAATGTTCCGTTATTTAAGTCTAAATAACTTGTATTTCCAGGAGAAGCTAATAAACCAGTTCTTATTACATCTCCAGATATCTGTGTTAAAAAACCATTATTATCAACGCTAATGCCAGCTCCACCAATTGTTATCTTATTACTAGCTGTGTTGAACGCATCGTCCGCATATTGATACGCAGCATCAGCTGTGCTAGACGCAGCATTTGCTTCATTGTATGCATTTTGGATTGTGGTATAAGTTGTGCCGCCGGTAATAGCTACGTTACCAGTTATACTTAAGGTTGCTCCATCCCAAGTTAATTTATCACCCAAAGAAAAGTTAGCTTGTCCACCAGAATTTTTGCCAACAAAGAAAGCAGTGTTGCCGCTAGCAAAAGTTCCGTTTCCGTAATACATTGTATTAGCAGATATTGTTAAGCCACCTATAAAGCCATCTTCGTATATTGAGTTACCAAACTCATCAACTATAAGTTCAACATCTTCTGCGTTCAGAACATCTGAACCATCGCTAAGCTTTAAGGTGCCCTGTACAGTAAGACTGTTGCCATCCCATGTTAGTTTATCACCCAAAGAAAATTGCTCAGTAGCATCAACATAGAAGGCGGTATCCGTATTGCTGTAATTGCCAGCTCCCAAAAATATTTTACCTCCAGTAGCCAATTCGGTTAAGCCTGTTAAGGTAAGACTGCTGGCTGTAATATCTCCAGTGTTAGTCACCCTAAATGGAGCTATCGAAAAGCTAGTGCTATTTGAACCGCTCCACATGTTTCCGTTTGAATCAACATGAAATGACGTAGCGTCTGATGTTCCTTGATCTTCACCAATGTCTAAACTAGATCTAATGCTAGCGTCATTAAATACAGCTTTTCCATCTCCACTTATCTTCCAACCGGTTCCACCAAATGTAGTATTCGCTGCGGCATAGTTGTTAGATTTTAGAATGGAGTTAGCCCCAGACAAGGTTATTGTTTGTGCGCCTATTGTTCCAGCTGTTATTTTTGATGCAGTTAAGCTGCTGATATATTGGCTATCAATTAGCGGTGTTGATTGATCAGTTTGAGTTAAAGCTGTCCATGGACCAAGGTTGCCAGTCGTATCTACCGATCTAACTCTTCCCCAATAAGTTTTGGCAACCGTGTCTGTACTGTTTGGTACCGCTACCGTAAACACGTTTGCAGAACTAAAGCCCGTTAAAGTTGCCGTCCCGGTGCCGGCCCCATTGTCATATAGTTCATATTCATATTTGTCTATATCTAAATCATTACTGAAGTCAAAAACAAACATCACATTTTCAAATGATGCGTACAAGGCTAGATTAGATATAGCGTCAGGTATCGTAGTATCCTTGGGGATTGAAACTAATATAGAATCTATACTCTCAGAGTAAGCATTAATGTCAGTATTTTTTGTTCTTACACTAAATATATAATTCTTGCCTGGTTTTAGGTTCTCAATTTTTTTTATAATCTCAGCCATTACAAAGTTGCTCCTGTGACGATTCTTCCCAATAATGATGAACTTACTTCTTCTTTGTTTAAGCTCAAATAATTATTTAAAGAAAAACTATATTTTTTTATGTTCATTTTTCCATCTGAAGATAGTATGTTTTTTTCATGATTAGAAACTATTTCAAATACATAGTTTTTATATGATAAATCTGTTTTAGAAAAGACTAGAGCATCTGTGCTTTTGCTCTGACTGTATAGATCAACGTCTTGCCAATCTAAGACAACTTTATTATCTATATCTTGGTCAGAACCATAAGCTGTAATTCTTATTTTAAACTTACCGTAATCTGGACCTTTGTCACAATATATCTTTATATTTGGTCCAGTGAAAGTTCCTATTAAAGAAGCTCCTGAATTTTTTGAAACACCAGAATCCCAATTAGATTCACTATTAATAAATGATAAATTATAGTAATTATCTGAAGTTAAATCTCTTACATATGAAGAAACATTTACTTCTTCTTCAGAGCTAACAAATTCCGATTGAGCTTCTTCGCATGCTTGATACTGATTGTCTTGAGTTCTTTTTTTAATTAGTTTTAAATTTGGAGTTTTATAATATAAACTATATTGCTTATTTATTTCAATATCTTTAGAGTGATTTTCTGCTGCCTTAAAATACAGAAGATTGCCAACAATTTGGCTTATCACTGGGGTTGAGTCATAGTTCTCAGAAGACTTATCTTCATAAACAACTAAATAAGAATCTGGATCAGTAGAAGCTGTTTTGGTAAAAATTGAACCTTCTTTATTTAAAGCGTAGTAAATGTCAACATCTAAATTTTCTACATCAATAAAAAGCCAAGAATCTTTAACAATGTTTTCTTTAGCTATTGGAAAAGTTATTTTTTTCCTTAAATTAGGATAAACATAATTTCCATCTAAATCATAATATCTAAACCAAGCCATAATTAAACCTCATAAACAAAAACTTCATATTCGTGATTAACAGCAACATCGCCATCTTCTATCTCTATCGTTATTACGGCATCAACGACCGGTATTCCACCATCTATTATATCCTGTTGTATGTTCGTAATCTGTATAGACTTAGCTTTAGGTACAACTACAGTAGTATCTGTTCTCACAATATCATAATCAATGTCTGTTGATTTAATTTTTTGGCTACCGTCATTACCCGTATGCGCGTGACCAGATAGTGAAACTCCGTCTATCCTCATGCCAGGATCAACGGAAATATTCCCAGTTATTGTTCCGCCATCTTTTAGTAAATATTGTGGGTGATGATTTTCAGTTAGGTTATGTAAGCTTGCATGATCAGAAATTAAATCACTTTGATCTTTATAAGTTATATGAGAATTCTTATATATTTCAGAATAATTATCTTCTGTTATTGTTTTGCGAATAACTTTTTTATTTTGTCCCTTAAATGAAAGTTGAAATATATAATTAGAATATCTTCTTTTTTGTTGAATTAAATCTAATAATTTTTCTACTCTAGATCTTATAATTTGATTTCTTTGTATCAAGTCACTAAGTATCATCCCAAAGTTTGCGTTTATCACATTTGTGGCTATAACTAACTCTTCTGTTAAAGTCGGAAATCTAGACGCAAATGTTGTTGTATAAAAGTTTGCCTCCATGGGGGAAACTATCTTTGTTTTAAAATTTAATGTTTGCGATAAATATCTGTCATAAAAAATACTGCAGTTGTCTACATAATCTCTTTTTAGGTTGTTTAATAAACTTGCGATTTCTTCATTTAAAGCTTCTAGTCTAATCGAAAAAAATGCTTGGAATTCAACGGCTTGTTTTTCTGTGATTTGATCCAACTCGGAAGCTGTGATTTCTCCTGGTGATGATGAGATCGATTGGACAATGCGTTTCGTGCATTGTGCTGCGACCTTTGCCCATGCGTCAAATTGTACTGCGACTTCTTTTTGTGAGTCATCTTCATACTGCTCCTGGAAATTTATTAATATAAAATTTTTAATATAAAAAGCTTCATTTAACATTGCGTTTAATAAATTCCTATAATTTAACAAATAAGAAAAAACGCTTTGTGAACAAATTTGGTTAAACTCGGCTATAAATCTTCTGGCAACCGTAGACATAGATCTTTCGGCGTATTTATATTCTTCAAAGGAAACAAAGTCTGGTTCCGGCAGTTTGACGTCGTTATATTTGCATAATTCCTCCCAAAGTTTTGTGTGACATTCTTCCATATTTGGAGTTAATTTTTGATCTAGATAAACTTTATATAATATATTATCTATGGACTTAATCGTTTCTTGAATGTAATTATATGTTTGAAAAGATTGATTTTTTAAAAAGTTTAAATCAACTGTCATACTTGGTATTAAGCTGTAATCAAGATTTGTTGGGATACTATTGGCGTATTTATTTACAGTAATGTCGTCTCTTGTTTCTTCTTCAAAAAAAGATACGTCCGTTTTATAGCCACCAAATATGTCACTGGTTGGACCAAAATTATTTTCGATGTTGTTAATAGACATAATTAAAACATCTTTCTTTTACCGTTAGATATAACAGAACTTTTTTTTCTAAACTTAGTTGCAGCCAAACCATCATTTCTGCCAACTATTGCATACTTTGGTTTTTCTTCTTCATCTTGGACCGTATTAACCTTTGGCATGTAAAAGTCGTTAGAGAAAGTTTCGGTATTCATAGCATAGTTACCTTTTGAAAATTCTCCATAGTTTTGGGTTATGGCTAAAAGTGCCAACATTAAAGCGTCGTGCGCGTGGTCCATTGCGGTTCCGCTTGCTTCAAATATTGGTCTTCCAATTTGAGTTGTTCTTATCACAACATATGAAATTAATTGGAGGTATAGTTCTTCGTCCGATTCTGGAAAAACTATTTTTTCTTTTTCCAAGAACTGACGAAGATTATCTACCATGTACGGTTTTATTTCTTTTTTAACCAACATTTTTGTATATGGGTCTCTCACCTCTATCGCCTCAGCAAAAGATACGCCTTTAACTTTTTCTTTAAGACCGGATCTAGGATTCTCAACGCCATATTTATGCAGTAGTTCGACCTGGACTTCTCCAAATCCTCTGTCAACATAAATATGTTTTGGTTTGAATATTTCGTTAAGCTCAAATATTCTGTCTACAGCTTTAGTTAAAGTATATTCAGACCTATCTATTTCTTCCCTATATGCCACTCTGGATCTTCCTCTAAATCTTGGATCCTCGTGGTTATCTGAGCATGCTTCAACAACAACTATGTTAGTCCCAGCTCCGTATTTGTCCCAGTCAACGCCTATAACATGGAAAGATCTTGCCGAAGTTATCTCTGGCTCATAAGTCCACGAAGGGCTAAGAAATGCTTTGTCCACAAATTTTCTTGGGTATACGCCTTCTGAGTCTTCGCCCCAGTCTGCTTCTATTTCATGGCGATAACCCATTTCGGTGTATTGTTCTCTAAACTCATCTTCTTGATCTTTAGAAAAATAAGGGTTGCAATATGATGGAAACCAAAATTCTTGGAATCTTTCAGACCTACACCATTCCCAAAATTTTTCTCTTCTACCAGTTGGAGTAGAAGCGCCAATCATCATTTTATCTGGTTGATCTTCCGCAGTTTTCTGCAACATGGCATACAATGCGTCTAGGTCATCCGTATGCATGTAGTCCATTTCGTCTAACACAATCACGTGTGCTTCTTGACCACGAGCTACGTCTGACTTACCGCCGGAACGCATGCCAGATGTAAAGAATCTAATAGTTGACCCGTTGGAGAATTCCATCATAAATTGAGGACTGCTAACTTTTCTTGTTATTGAATTCATAACAACTTCATTTTTTCCAGCTATTCTTCCGATTTCCTGGTAAATAAGTTCTACCTGTGTTTTCATTGGAGCAATAACAAGACATCTTCCATCTTTATGTGTATAGCTATAATGCAAAAGTGTGATAGCAAGTGTGAAGGTTTTTCCTAAACGACGACCAGCTCTTAATACTTTTCTTAATGATGGATCTCTTAGTATTAATATTTGATAAACTCTAGGTTGAACCTGTAAAAAGTTTTTTGCCCAAACAACAGGATCTTTAGCTAAATGCATTTGCCTTTGTTGTTCGCCAGATATTCCAACATCTAAAAGTTCTCTATCTATCTCAAATGGTTCATCAATTAAGAAAGATAATTCTCTATTAGTTAGAGGTCTTCCAGTTATGGGTGTCCCATCAGCCCAGTTAATGTGTTGTAGTTTATTTTCAAAAACCCATTCAATTCTATTAACCTGTTTAAACAATTCTATATCTTGATCTTTAATTAATTCTAAAAGATCTTCTCTAGAAAGTTTTTCTAGTCTTCTTCTAAATTCTTTAGTTTTATGATCCATAATTACCCAAAATGAGCTGCCATCATAGACGCTTCCGAACCCAATGCACTTCTTGCATTTAACCTAGAATTTTGTATAGCCATAACGCCTCTTGACCTCGATGTAGCAGCTGCTTCAGTGTCTCTATATCCCATCCCAAACATAGGTTTACTAAATGATCCTTGTAAGGATTTTTCTGCGTCTCTAGCTAAGTTTATACCACTTTTGATTACTTCGCCACCCATTTTGCCAATATCATAAACTAAAGATGCTGTAGCTAATAAATTAAGCCCAGGGATAGCCATTGCTGCACCTCTTGCCCCAAGCACCTTCATGCCGGCTTTAGTACTAAAGGCTTCCATCGTACCTTTTGCTCCAAGAGTTTTGAATGCACCTTCTTTAAGAATTTGTTTTGCAGCAGTTTCTCCTGCAAGTTTTTCTCCAGCTTTACCAGCAATTCCCTCTGTGCCTAAAGCACTAGTCATGTTGGCTATCGCCTTTTGAGCACCAGCGAAAGCTTCGCCTTCAAGCCCAGCTACACCAGCAAATCCTTGTGCTCCTCTAAAGTACCCAGACATATAGCGGGTACCTTTACCTGCCATAGAAGATGCCAATAGGTTTCCCCTAGCTCCAATCTCACCACTTCTTGCAGCCACCATTCCTTCTGATAATGCTGTTCCAGAACTTGTCATTCTTTCAAGCATCGGTATTCCAGCTGGAGACCCCATTGTCATTGTCGTCATTCGTGCATTATTCATTCCAGCCATTCTTTGTATACCGATATCTGATTGACTCAATCTTGACATGGCTCTTGCATTTCCGCTTAGCGCTTTACGTTCTAATAAATCCATTTTTCTTCCAGCGGTTATTCCAGAAAACAAACCAGGGCCAAGAAGAGCTTCATCTCTTGCCGTTCCACTTGCTTCTGCCAATTTTCCCAAAGGACCGAACCTTGCCTTAGAAAGAGGACCCCTTATACCTTGTGCGTAAGTGTACGTTCTTTGGTCTTCAGCAAATGCACTTAAGCTTGACATCCTTCTTAGTGCTCTAGGTCTAGCTGTTACAGTGTTAACTCTTGCACCATAATAAATTGGTTGTCTTCCTGCTTCCCCTGCGAGTCTAGCTCCTCTTCCACTTCTCCTGCCAAAAGAAAGAAATTGTTGTCCAGAACTCAAATCATTTGGGTCAAGACTCATTGCCCCACTTCTAAAAGCTCCATACCTTTGAGCCTTTTTGTCTACCCCAAACCTCGAGGCGTCGTCCATGAATC